CGCATTCTGGTTGCATTGCCATTTCGCGATATCTGGTAACAAGCTCGGCTTCTGATTTAGCACTGCCCTCTAGGTCGACAAACGTACCATAAGAGCCACCAGGAGCTATCTCAATAGCACCATCTTCTTGTTGGGGAGGTACAAAGGTTTTCAGATCTTCTTTTTGCTCTTGATCTGCCCTTGAAATGTTGAATCCGAAAAGTTGCACTATGTTATCCTCAGGAAATAAAAAAGGAGGTCGATATATTTATCGACCTCGTCAAACACAGTGGTTACGTCATAGCGCGAATATTTTAGAGGCGCCGCCAGAGAATTTGACGGTCAGATTACCACCGTTTGGAAGTACAGGTAAGCCTGTAGCTGTGTCAATATATGCTATTAATCTTGAATCAGATTGTCTGGATCCGTCAGTTTCGGCATCACCAGTATTGTGATATAAGATTAATGCTTCGCAGTTAGCACCAGTTACAAAAGGAAAGACGACATCATCTGCATCAAAAACACCAGCAGTAATTGTTTTGTTTGCTAGATTAGCAGTTGAAACTACTGCAGTGTTAGGAATGTCGGCCCTGTCTTCATGAGAAGAGCTAAAGGTGTAGACGTCCGTGTCTATTAAAGCAATTGTAATAGCATTAGATGACAGGTTGAGCGAACCGCCAAGGAAATCCTCCTTGGCTTTACTGTATAGCTGATTAGCCATCTAAATTATCCTTAGTTTACGCCGGCTTCGCCGTGCTCCCACCAATCATAGGCAAACGTCACCTGGTATTCTTCAATCGCTTCAGCTTCCCAAGTTAAATCAATAGGAGATATAGCGATTGGGTAGATGCCTACAAACTTATAAGTTTGAATAGGTGACGCACTGTCTTTACCGTACTGTAAAACTTCAGCAGTACCTTCATAAGCGCTCTTAGCACCGCCTAAGTTGTTAAGGTTACCAGAGTGAGTATTGATCTGGTGGCTCCATGTTTCCAGCGCATTGCGAATTGCAAAGTCCTCATCATTCAAGATGGTAACGGACCAGTCTTCGAAAGTTCGGTTACCGTGCATCTTAATCTGACGACCAAAGTAAGGAACAATGATCGTTCCTAGAGTTGATTGAGGAATTGAAGAAGCTCGTGCGTGGAAGCGTGTATCTGGTACACTCTGTCCCGTAATGGAAACTTCAAAAAGGGAGGGACGTGCCCCTCCCCCAGAAAGTTCGCCTTTAAACGCATTTACGTTAAATGCCATTTCTTATTCTCCTTTTATTAACCGAACTGACCTACGACTTCATCAAACTCTACGCCGGTTCTCACCGCAACAAAGTTAAGCTGAATGAAGTTAATCGAACGGGCTGGCTTAATGTATATATCTCCAACAAACTCATTTCGATCAATAATTTCTGGAGTGTTGTTTGTTTCGTCACAAACTACTCGGAAATCAGTGATACCCCGGCGGCCTTGTACGTCTCGCAAGAATGGCTCGACCAAACTTACAAACTGAGACCTAGTAAATGGGTCGTTAAACTCAAACAAGCTCTGTCGTGCGGCAATCGCGATTGCTTTTTCTAGAACAATGAACAATCTACGAACATTGATTCTATCAAAGGCACTAGGAGATGCTAGTAGCGTTCTGTCACCAAACAAGATTGTGCCTTCGCCAGGGAATGTGACCACTGGGTTAATACCGTTCTTGTACAGTTGATCTCTAGCAGTCTTATTAGGGTTAAACGCTAGTTTCACTACGTTCTTAATACGGCCGCGGGTCAAACCAGCTGGTGAGTACCATGGATCGCGAACATTGTCTGTTCTTGCCATCGTACCAGCAGTATCACCGTTAAGCGGTACCCAACGATAAACATCATTGTACTTATCGTACTGATACTTGTAGCCGCTATCAAGAACCGCATAAGAAGAAGATGGAAGCGTGTTTCGGAATGTTACCGAATCGTCTACCTCTGCACCTACATACGAAGTGTTGTTAACAACGTCTGCTTGCTCTGGTGACAGACAGACAACACAATCCTTTCGGTATTCAGCGATGTTGTTAATCAGATGTACAGCAGTGGCTGTCACGGACGATCCACCTAGGATAAGCGACACGTCAACATCTTCAGCAGATTTAAAC